GTCAGTGGAGTCTCCTTCGGGCCGAGCTGGTGTTGCCGCGAAGCTGATGGAGTACAGCCACAACAATCCCGGCGCAATTCCACCAGATATCATATTAGAGTATCTGGACGTTCCGTATAGTGTGAAGCAACGTGTTCTCCAGGCGTGGCAGGAACAGATTGCTTTTGACAGGAAGATGCAGGAAGCAGAGTTGAAAATCAAGTTACTTTCTGCTACTTCAAAACAACTACCTAACAAGGGAAGTAAGAAGGAGGATTAACTATGGCAGATGCGAAACAAGATACAACTGTGAATCAAGAACAAGCTGACATGTTTGCAAGACTGGACATCGATCCGGCGGATTTGATTGGAGAGGAAGATGAAGTTACTGCTCCTGAACCTCCTGCGGAAGCTGCTCCCGATACTAAAGAGGAGACTCCAGCAGTTCCTGTGGAACCTGTCGCAGAGCCTACTGCAGAAACTGCGAAAGAAGAGCCGAAGACGGCAGAAGTCGAACCTCCAAAGGAAGAAGCTCCGGCGGAGCCTGCTGTTGCAGAGAAGACTGCACTCCAGAAGGCACAAGAAGAAATCTCTTCCTTAAGGACTGTACTCCGCGAACTGAAGCGTGACGTAGCTGTTGCGAATGCCAAGGCAAGTCCGGAGTTCGAAGAAGTTGTCGAGGAGGACGAACTTACTGGAGACAAAGTTACAAAGAAGGTCGCAATTGAACCTGAAATCGTCAAGCTCCAGCGCGAGGTCGGAGACCTGCTGTCCCGAAACAAAGGAATGCACGAAGAATTCCTTGATATGATGCGTTACACGGAAGCTTTCAAAGATGTAGATTCTGTCTGTACGCCTGAGCGCGTAGCAGATATTATTGATATGGCAAGTGCACGGCTCGCTAAAGAGCACAACATTCTCCCTGCTGTAGCAGAACTCTCAGTGCAGCGTTCACTCTACAGCATGACTTCTCCGTACAAGTATTTGTATAACCTTATCAAGGGGTATCATCCCGACTTCAAGAAACCTGCACAGGAAGCAAAGCCGCCGGAGCCGAAGACTCCCGCCGCACCAGCAGCACCGGCGAAGACGCCGACACCTGCAAATGCGCCATCCAGTGTAGTGGCCGTTCCGAAAGACACCAAAATGGCCACAGGATGGACTGCTGCAAGAATTGATGCTTTGGACGAGGATGAACTTAGTAAAGTTCCTTCCGACGTGTACGAGAAGTACATGAGAAACGAGTTGCCTTAGCTCGTGCCGCACATTGTGTGCAACTTTAACTGACAAGGAGATGTAAGAAATGCCTGATAATCCAAAAACCAAGTTCCTTACGAATGATGCCATTACAAGGAAAAAGTGGTCAAAGGACTTGTTCGCCAGAGTAAAGGCGACCAATGACTACTCTTACCTCGTCGGCACTGGTACGGATGCACATGTGCAGCTGCGTACCGACCTCGGCAAGGGCGAAGGTGATGTTGTGAAGTTCGATATTAGACGTGCGCTGACAGGTGCAGGTCGTGTCGGAAGACAAGAAGTCGAAGGCAACGAAGAGCAGTTGCTGTTCGACAACTTTGAGATGACAATTGAAGAACTCAACCACGCAGTTGACACTGGTGGGAAGATGGAAGAGCAGCGAGTCCCGTACAACTTAATGGTCGAAGCTCGGGACGGCCTGCAAGAGTGGTGGATCGAACAGATCTCCCAAGTCGTCATTAACACGCTCTGCGGGAATAGCAACTTCAAGATCAACGGGGAGACTTTCGCTCAAGCCTGTACTGAGCCGACTACCAACAACCATCTGACCGTGAACGACGTGGCAGAAGCCAGTCTTACGGGCGCGGACGTGTTGGATTTAACCTTCCTGGACCGGCTGAAACAACGTGCGGAGAACCCGACAGGAGGCGCTTTCAAGCTGCGTCCTATGAAGCGGAACGGGAAGAATTACTTCCGAGTCCTGCTTCATAACTACGTCTTCGATCAGCTCCGGCACAACTTCGACATCGGCCAGTGGGGTGACTTGGTACGTGCCGCAGGCAAGCTCGCAATGCCGGAAGTCGAAATCGAGTACAATGGTATGCTGATCTCGAAGACCGACCGCATGTACTCGCCGTACACGAACGTGTACCGGGCCGTGCTGATGGGAGCGCAAGCCGCAACTTTTGCCTGGGGCGGAGCTGGCGAGAGTAAAGGAACTGCAATGTCCTTCGTGCCGTACATGAAAGACGCGAATCGGTACGTGATGGTACGCGGTGGCGGCATCTTTGGCTGCAAGAAAGTTGTATTTAACGGCCACGACTACGGCGTCATTACCGGCAGCTCCTACGCAACAGCCATTGGCTAAGAAAGGAGGCAACTGTGGCAACTGACAACTACACCCATAAGTTTGCGGACAACTACCGCGTTGCAATGAGTAAGACGATTCTTACTCCTGCTGCGGACACGCACAATCTTATCCGAATCCCACGCTACGCGCTCCTGATGGACGTGTGGCTGCTCGTAAGTGCAGTGGGAAGCTCCAAGACTGTAAGTCTTGGGTGGAGTGGAAACGGCGAGTCTGCACAAGCAGCTGGCTTTATGTCATACGACATTGCGGACGTGGCTACTCTTGGGCTTAAACGTGCAATGCGCGACACGCTGATTGCGTTTGAAGGCAAGTACTTTGGTACTGCCGGTGGAACTGTTACGATGACAGTTGGAACTACGCAGACCACTGGCAACTTCATCGTCTTTTGCGTGTACTCTATAATCAAGTAAGGAGACTCAAAGATGGCAGAAAAAACTGTAATTGACTACAGACGCACGGATCAGCGGACGAATGTCCTGCATAATCCGTTCTGGATTACTTCCGGTCTGCTTGTTGGCTCGGCTTGCGAGGACAAGTACGCGGTCTGCTTTTCCTTTCCTACCGCAGGAGAGCTGGTGTACATCGAGCAGATCATCTTCGAGGTCGTTGCTGCATTCACCGCAGGAACTACGATCGACGTTGGTGTGGTGACTCTCGCGACTAACGCGATCACCACAGGTGGCAAAGGTACTACGGTGGACGACGATGACTTTATTGCGAACACCGATGTTACGGTCGCCACTCCTGCGATGTACGCACCGACTGCGAGTGACTGGGTAACTGCGAAGGCTGCTGCTGCGAAAGCGGCTCCGTACGTGCTGACCGGCGCTGCGACTACGGTTCCGACTATTTCGGTGTTGATGGCAAATGCCGGGACGATCGCAGCTGGGACCGGCCGAGTGCATGCGCTCATCACCAAGAGTCCGATGTAACACAGGAGCTTGCTCATGAACTTCCAGCAACTGAAAGACGCTGTTGGTGAACTGATACAGGACGCCAGTCTCGAACCAAGTTACGGGAACCATATAAATGACGCATACTACAAGGCGGTGGACATCTGTGACCTTCCGCTTAGAAAGTTCGCGTCGGTAGACACTGTACTTGCAACGGCCTATGCCTCTGTGTCAGTCACAACAGGAATTTCTACCAGACTTCTCAAGGCAAAGAACGCGTCAACTGCGGCCTCCTTACTGGTGTACAGCACTCTTGATGAGTTTTGGGACGACTTCCCGGACCTCACAGTAGAGGGGAGCTTGACAGCTGTTTGCCTTGAAGACACAGTCCTTTGGTACGCGAACATTCCTTCGACAGTCACAGCTATCAGTTTGCTGCTAAAAGCGTATCCGGACCCGTTGGAGGATGCATCAGACACTCCAACGGCGATTCCGGTACACTTGCAGCGCCAAATACTCGTGTACGGCGCGGCATGGCTCTTGTATGAAATCCTTGAGCAGGACGAGGAGCAGAAAGTAAACTCTGCAAGCATGTACAACTTGTCCTTCAATCGCAGGAATCCGGACTCCGGCATTAACTTACTTTTCAACCATATTGCAAAGATGCGATACCATCACGCGGGTAGCTACTGGAATGTCTAAGCCTGTTAGACTTGGTCCATTCAAAGGAATGTCTAATGTCAATCCTTCGGGAAACGACATTAACACGCCGCACATAGTCTTGAATGCAGACGTGACGAAAGAAGGTCTGCTTGTCAAGCGTCCGGGGTACGAGCTGTGGTGTGCTCTTCCGGGAGCACACTCGCTCGTTGCGGATGCAAGTATGATGCTGTGCGCGGATGCAACGCAGTTGTACGCAGTACAAGCTGGTGTTGCAAGTTCTCTCGGGGCTGTGAACAGTGCGGGCAAACTGAACTACGTGCGTGTGGACGATGTAGTGTACTTTTCTGGTGCAGCTTGCTGCGGAACCTACAACTTGAGCACTGGCGTACTTGGGGATTGGGGGCTGCAAGTGCCGGACGCGCCTGTGCTGTCTGAAACCGTTGGAGGACTGCCACCTGGCAGGTACACGGTTGCAGTTACAGTCGAGTCCGAAGGAGTGCAGAGTGGAGCGAGCGAGGACGCTGTTATCGAGCTTGGTTCGACTGGCGGCATCCTTCTTTCCGGCCTCCCGGCAAATTGCACTGTTTGGCTAACTGAGCCGGACGGCAGTGTACTATTCAGAAGCTCTGAAACTTCCCTTCTAACTACCACGCCGCAGACGACTGAACCCTTAGTATCCTCCTACTGTCATCCGGCTCTTAACTTCACTTCACTCTGCCATGCAAATAGCAGAATCTACGGTAGTGTGGGTTCCACCGTGTATCGTACAAAGCCATTACAGTACCAGCTGTTTGACGGGCTGTGGCAGGTGCAAGCTCCTTCGGAAGTTAATCTGATTGCAAAGTCAGATGGCGTCTTGTACCTTGGCTGCGAAGATGGAACTTACCTGCTGTTTGATGGAAGTGAGAAGAAAGTGTTCAAAAAGGTCGGTCCTGCATCTGTCGCGGGATCACTTCAGTACTGTAACGGGCTTGGCGACCTCGAAGACGCTATGACACAGCACACGAAGACACTGAACGACGTGCCTGTCTGGCTAACTATTGATGGCTTTGTAGCTGGTTTGCCGTCAGGCAGACTTGCGAATCTCTCGAAGAGCAAGGTCAAAGTCTTTCCTGGCACCAAGTCTGCTGCATCTGCATTTGTATTCAACAATAACGTTTTCAAATACCTGGCGACTTTCAAACGAAGCGAGTCAAGTGCAGTTGGCTTCTCTGACTCTGCTACGTGCGAGGTCGTTAGAAATGGGAAGGTGATATGAAACCTACCGACTTGTTTAAGAAGTTCATCTCGAACAGCAACATCATGTACGCACTGAAGCACTTCCTTCGCGGCGACGATAGAGTGAAGTTCACAGGAAATGTTCGCTGTGAGCACTTCCGCGGAGACACCTGTCTTCACAGTGCTTGGGAGCCTACACCGAACACCTTCACTACTGAAGGCATGGCAAGACTTTTGAACATCATGTTTCATGATATCTCGAAAGCTGCTGCTGAAATCTGGTACGTGGGCATTTTCAAAAACAATGTAACTCCCATAGTTGGGAATACGGCAGCTGCGTGCCTTGGCTCAGCAGGTACTTACGGCGAGTGCCAGGATGCAGACTACGATGATCCGGCGACCAACAAGCCAAAGTACGCTACTGCGGACACCTCGACAGCAGTGATTACAAACGCAGTTGCTGGCAAAGCACACTTTGTTATGGCTGCCAGCATCACCGTTTACGGTGCGTTCCTTTCGACCGAAGCTGCGAAGACGGCAACGACCGGGTACTTGA